ATTTTCCATCTGACGGGGTAGATAGAATATCTCATGTTGGTATTGTTATTGAAGATAACGGTGATGGAACAGTATGGTGTATTGAAGGAAATACTTCTTCAAATAAAAAGGGAAGCCAAAGAAATGGTGGAGAGGTTTGTAAACAACTTCGTGCTTATAAGAAAAATAAGAAAAATGTTTTAATATCTATCATTGGATTCGGTAGACCCAAATTTAGCAAGGCCTCAAAGAAGCCAACAACAGATAAGATTATTACAGAAACAAAGAAGAAGGAATCTTCTGAGTCTGTAGAAATAAAAGAAATAAGATCAGCAATAGATTTATTGAAATCTAGGGGCTATAAGGTTTCAAAATCCAGTTCATTACAATGATGGTTGACATCAATTGCGTTTGATGATATACTAAATATCAGGTCGAGATGAGGGTGATATGACTTGCATCGCAGTGGTCAGGGATTTGGCCAATAAAAAAATATGGATGGCCTCAGATCGTGCTATCTCAGACGATAATTTAATTAATATAAGTTCAAGCCCAAAGATATGGAAAAAAGAAGGATATTTGTTTGGATATGCTGGGTCTATGGATGGGGATAGAATAAAACATTTATTTGTGCCGCCAGAATTTGAGGGTCGTGGTAGTGTTGATAAATTTATGTACAGCAAATTTTTAAAAGCTTTGCGTGCTTTCTATGAAGGTTGGTGGGTTGATATATCTGCAACATCAGATTTTGGAATGATTATTTGTATACGTGGAAAAATATATGAACATAATGCATCAGATATGTCATTAACTCAATACGAACAAGATTATTTAGCAATGGGAGCTGGGGCCGATTTGGCATTGGGGTCATTATATACAACACAAAAACAAAAAGATGCAAGAAAAAGAGTGGCGCTTGCAGTAAATGCTGCGATTGTACACTCAACGTCATGCAAGGGCCCTATTGACATTCTTAGCATTTAGGGGTATACTAGAAGTATGAATCATATATCAGAAGAGGATTTGTCTATGGAGGATCAAGAGTTCGGTATTTGGTTACAAAAAGGCATAGAGAGGGGCTGGGTTACTCAGCCATACTGTCACACGCACGATGGTGGCACTCAATACATGAGTGAGGAAGAGTTAGAAGAATGGGAAGCAGGAGGCGACCCATGCGAGCACGTAGTTAGATTAATGGTATAAGGAGAGTAATGAAAAAGTTAGTGGGAGTCTTAACAGCGCTGTTGGTTATTGCATTTTTGCCAACAGTATCAGCAGATGAAAAACCAGCAATTGCAATTATTGATACGGCAATTGATACCTCAAAAGTAAAAGTCATACATGAGGTATGTATCCTATATGAAATTCGCTGTCCAAATAAGAAATCTTTTATGGAAGGGCCAGGAGCAGCAAGTTTGCCTGCTACCCAACTTTATCGCAATGGCTTTCAGCACGGCACAATAATGTCGTTGATTGCATCAAGTATTAATCCCGATATGAACATAATTTTTATCCGTATCGTTACCATGACTAATTCAGGTAGGAAAGGATATTACGACGAAAATCTAGTAAATGATGCTCTCAAGTGGGTCATAACAAACAAAACAAAGTTCAACATCGTCGGCGTCTCTGCATCCATCGGTAGTCATAGGCGATTAAAGACAGGTGCGAACTACTGTCCCCTTAATCAACCTTTGCGTACCAGCATTACTGCACTTCAATCAGTTGGAGTAGCAACTGTCTTTGCTGTAGGTAATGACTATGACAAGAATCGTGTGGACAGTCCTGCCTGCATTCCAGAAGCAGTAGCAGTTGGATCTGTGGGTGAGCGAGGGAACATTGAAAACTACAGTAATGGAGGACCAGACTTAGATTTCTATGCCCTAGGAACATTTGATACCAGCGTAGGAAGGGCAATCGGCACTTCTGCTGCAACTGCTGCGTTTTCTGCATACTGGGCAAAAAACTACAAGGGTAGTTATCAAGCAACTTATGATTATTTAAAATCTATTGCTAAAAATGCTGAGGGGAATGGAATACAAACTAGCCTATTTGTAAACATTTTAGGATAGTGGTATAATAGTTAGTGCACCTGCCAAATGGGGGTGCACTAAACTAACTCGCTGAAAAGGAGAAAAAATGGTAAGTTCGTTTGCATTGGATCTTTTCAAAGATCCATTTTTTATTGGTTTCAACCGTGAGTTGAACCGTTTTAATCATGTACATAATGCAGCAGCACGTCAATCTTATCCGCCTTATGATTTAATTAAGTTGGATGAAGACACATACAAACTGTCTTTGGCTATCGCTGGTTTTTCTAAAGATGATATTAAAGTATCTGTGGATAACGGAACACTAATCATCAAAGGAGAAATTGTTGAAGTCTTTGATGCTGAAATTGTTCATAAGGGGATTGCTGGTAGAAAGTTTACTCGCACATTTGCTCTTGGTGAATATATGGAGGTAACTGGGGCAGAAATGAAAGATGGTATGCTTCATATTGATATTGATCGTATTATTCCAGAGGAAAAGAAACCAAAGGAAATTGCAATCAAACAAATTTAAAAAGTCAAAATAGTTGACAAAAGACTATATTGATGCTATAATTTAATATACCAATGGGCAGTCTTTTCCTTTCTCTTCTGCCCAGGGTGACGGACACCTGAGCATGTGTATAAACTGCTCTTAGAACCAAGGGAGTTGATATGCCGATATATGACTACAGGTGCGAAATATGCTTCTGTACTGTCGAGTTTGAGCGAGGTATGGGAGAAGATAGATCTCCAATATGTTGCTCAAACGCAATGACAAGGGTGTGGAATAGTGTTCCTGCAATAAGCTTTAATGGTTCTGGATTTTATACAACAGATAATAGAAAGAAGGCATAGTGATATCATGAGTTTTATTCTTAAGCAGCGCCCAGAGGAAAAGAAAAAAGAGTGGCAAATTCAGATTTCGGATAAGTGTGATCGCTGTAACGCTCAGGCATACGTGATGATAAAGGGGTCAACTGGATCACTGTTGTTTTGTGGTCATCATTACGAGGGTATTATGAATAATCCAGATGCCTATAATAAGATGATGTCATTTATGCTTGAGATAATTGATGAGCGTGAACATTTAGCCGAGAACAAATTGATAGGAAGTCATAACTAATGTATACATATTTTGTGAAAGAGATTACAAACATCGTTGATGGAGATACTGTTGATGTGATAATTGATTTAGGGTTTGATATTTTGTTTGTATCCCGTGTTCGTCTTGCTGGCATTGATACTCCAGAGTCTAGGACAACGGATAAGGCTGAGAAAGCCCTGGGCCTTGAATCAAAAGATTATTTAAAGAAGAAACTAAAAGATGCAAAGTCCATCGTTATTAAAACTGAAAAGATGAATTCTTCTGAGAAGTATGGGAGAATTCTTGGTTGGCTATATGTCAATGGGGAATCAGAGTCTGTCAATGATAAGATGATCAATGATGGATATGCATGGGGGTATTTAGGAGAGACAAAGATTAAAGATTTTGATGTATTGAAAAGGGCTCGAGAAAAGTCTAGAAAATGAAAAAAGATAAAGATCGAATCGAAAAACTAATTCTTGCTGGTGGGCTGCGGATTGCGGGGGCAGACAAAAATGGCAAACCGCTATACCAGTTTACAGATAAGATGAGACATATAGATGAAGCCCTTTATAATGACCATTTAAACTTTGTTAATTCAGAGATAATGAAATTGTGGGAGTCTGGTTTTGTTGATATGAGTCTCTTTGATGATGAGCCAAGAGTAACTCTTACTCAGAAAGCTTTTGTTCCAGACGATCTTGCCAAATTGAGTAAGCAACAAAGGTGGTCTTTGGAGGAAATAAAAAGGATTCTCAGGAGAAGAAGGGTCTGATATAATTTAGATATGCCATATAGTATAGGTGCTAAGGGATCATACGGCTGTTCTGGTTACCCCGTTGTCAAGGACAGCGACAAAAAGGTTTTGGGCTGTCACAAAACTCGTAGAGAGGCAGCAGCACAAATTTATGCAATTAATCGCTCTGAAGGCAATATCAGAAAAGGAAAGTTTGACTGGTCTGATTCGATATTTGACATGAAGACCTTTAGGAAATAATATGTCATCAGGTCAATACAAAAGACACGACGGTTTTAATCCAGTTCAAATTAAAGATGGTATGGTTGTTCGTCTTCGTAAAGATGGTACCGTAAAGGCAACGCTAGGAAAATACGGGGAGTATAAGAAAAAGGCTTGGAAGGACAGCTCATTTAATTTATAGGGGGCATAAAGTGGATGATCTAAACATTGAAGAAATTAAACAACTAGTTAATTTCTACAGACATAAAGCACAAGAATTGGAATTTTCTAATTTGCAATGGCAATTAAAATATAACAGGCTGTTTTCTAGCAAGAAGATAGAGTCAACTAGCAAGACAGTAAAAAATAAATCTGAGTAAAGAGCAGTCGTATGGAATATGCACTTATTGTTGTACTATCCTTCATTCTGTCTTTTTTAATTATTATTTTTATAAGTTCTAAAAGAAAAATATCACGACATAAGGTAATGCATAGACAAAGCGATACTCATGCTTTTCTAAAAGAATTTTTTTCTAGAGAAACCAAACAATTAGAAAAATCAACGCAGTCTCAAAAAAGACGGCAACAGAACAGCACGAAAGTCATTGTTACAGAAGAAGACAAGGCATATTGGGTAATAGATAATATTTTTTATACAACAAATGTCATAAATGGAGTTCCAGATCTTGATAATGCGGTGCCAATAGATACCTCAGATATGTCCCAAAACGAACTTGACAAAATGCTTTTTATACTGGATAATTTAGATAGGGGTGACAAGAATGAACGTGGTAGTTCAGGGGACTAAAGAGTTTTCAGACTATAATCTATTTCTACGTGCCATGGGTGTTGCCATGTCGGGCATGGGCGAAGAAGATAAAGAGTTAAACATTTATTCTGTAGGCCCCGTTAAAATCAATATGATGGCAATGGAGTTTGTTAATCTCTCGGAGAGAGGGATGAAGGCACGTGGTAAAAAAATTAAATATTACATGGTTCCCTTTTCATGGGTAGAGGAAAATATGGAATGTATAAATTACTTTGCGTTTATGAGTAAACCTAAAGAATCGGTATCCAAACTAATAGCAAAAGCAGAATTACAAGGCAAGGAAGTAGGGATATTTAGATACTAATGACAACACAAGATCCTAGATTTTTTTGTTATAAAGAAGAATATTTTGGTGGCACAGAGTATATGGCTAGGCGCTTTCATATGGATGTTGCGCCATTCGTACCTCAACTTAAAGACTACAACTGCCTGGTTTTGCCAGGACAAACTGATATACCTTATAACCAATTGATAATTGAGAAAAAAGAAGTAATTATTTGGCTTCACAATTTGGTAGATCAGTTTGGAATACAATTATATCTTTTATTTACAGATAAGAGATTTTTAAACAAAATTAAATATATAATTACAGTTTCCGAATATCACAGACAAGACGTTATTCAAAAAACAGGAATAGATCCAGACAGGGTGATCGTAATTTACGATGCAATTGCTCCAATTGAAAATGATCTTGACAGATTTAAAAATGTTGATACGCCAGAAATAATTTATACATCTTCTCCAGGTCGTGGACTCGAAGTTGGACTAACCGCTTTGGCATCTCTTGATCTTGACTTTAGACTGAACATCTTTAATGAAATTGTGCCAGACTTAATTAAAATAGATTCAACAAATAAAAAAATATTACAAGATCCAAGGTTTTATTTCTATGGCAAAACACCTCACAGAACAGTTCTAGATCACATATCCAAAGCACACATTTTCATGCATACAAGCAATTGGCATGAAACATTTTGCCTATCTCTTACAGAGGCCTTAAGTGCTAACTGTTTATCAGTTTATAGCACATATGGTTCGCTAAAAGAGATTGGAAGTGGCTATGGCATTTCATATGATATAGAGGGCAAAACAAATGACGAACATGTAGAAATATTTAAAGAAAAAATAGTTTCTGCAATTAACACAATAAGGGAGGGCTCGTTTGATCCAAAAGATCAAGCAGAACAAATAAATAAAAAGTTTTCTTGGGATGTATTCAAGAATTCTTGGATTGATTTTTACGAAAAGAGAATATAATGTTTTTAACATATTTTATAACAGATTTAGGTCGTATGGAAAAAATAGTTTCCAAACATAAAAATCTAAATTGGGTTGGTTGGGATGTTGCAGATCGCCGTCGAACAGAGGCTGGCAGAACTGCTATTAACGGTGTTAGAGTAGATGGTCAATGGTACGTCCAGACAATTTATCCACTTACTAGCAACGGATGGGATATACCGAATAAATATAGGATGTAAGCATGAAGCAGCACCTTTGGAAAGATGATGCTTTGTGTCTTGGATCAGATACAAATGTTTTTTTTGATAAATACGAAGAACAGCCAGAAACAAGAAATCTCGTGGATTCTTCATGTCGTACTTGCCCAGTTGTTAGAATTTGTTTTGCCAATGGCATTTCTGGCAAAGAGTGGGGGGTTTGGGGTGGAGTATACTTGGAAGAGGGAGAAATATCTAAAGAGTTTAACAGCCATAAGACTAAAAAGGATTGGTCTTATATCTGGGAAGCAATAACGATGGGATAATTATGTATACAGATAATATGCATAGGGCTTTTCATTCTATACCCTCACCCAAAAAATTCTCCATAAATATTATTGACAATGAGCACTTTCTTACGATAAAATTGAACGAGAAGTCTTTCTTGCCGTTAACGCATGACGAGAAAATTGAAGCGGTGAAATATGTCACCCTCGTAAAGAAAGCGTTAGAGATGGAGGGGGCTGTTGTGTTGGTAACACGAGAGCCACTAAAGTAATGCAAACATTTTTGCCACATTCGACATTTGATAGCTGTGCTAGGGCCCTTGATAACAAAAGATTAAATAAACAGATATTAGAGGGTTATCAGATTCTCAATGTAAACTCTGGTATGTCAGAAACAGGCGGATGGCGCAACCATCCCGCAGTCTTAATGTGGAGGGGCCATGAAGGCAGTCTGTTGGAATATGTACGGTCAATGATAATGGAAGCAAAATTACGTGGCATAGGCACCGAGGGTAACGAAAAGAACATTAATCTTTTAGTATCTAAAATAAGATATAAATTGAACTATGGTGCTCCAGACTGGATGTTTGACAACTTAAAACTCATGCGTGTCATCACTACACACAGGTTTAATCTATTTAAAAAGGATCCACTATATTATGCTAGGTATCAAGATTCTATGTATAGCCCTTATAACATGCCATGCTGTCCTCAAAGCAAGAAACCCTGTCAATACTATTGGGTAACACACGAAAGTAGAGTACAATAGTCTTATGGAAATGTTAGCACTGATTTTAGGTATTTTTGCATTATCGTTTTTAGCAGCCTTTGTAGGAATGACAATGAGAATGAAACGAATGACTCAGGCATTTGCTGAAGTTTTAATATCTAAGGTTCAATTAGAGGCAGCATATAACAATTATGCAGAAGCAAAGAAATTTGTTGAAAATTCAGACATACACACACAAAACTTTATTAAGTTTCTCTCGGATTCTCGTGACTGGGCCTTTAAATATATTGAAGATGTTCAGTGTGGATTAAAGAATTTTGTTAATCAGGTTCAGCCACAGATAGATCATTACGCCAAGTATGGTGCTGTAGTAGAAGGCATGAACCCCCCACACGATTTTGCTTTAAAAAAAATATCAAAGGAACTTGATGAGTTAAAAAAATTTTTACCACAGGAGGTAGCAAATGATTGACGCTCGTGGTATCCCGACGTGTACCTGTCCAAACTGTGGGAACACTCTTTTTCAAGCACTCGTTTCCTTTGATCCAGAAACCTATACCATAGGCATGTATCATTTAGATATTAGATGTAATCAGTGTGGTGCCTTTGCTACTGCCCCAACCCCATTAGATCATCCAACACGTACCAGCGATTCGATATAGTTTAAAGATTATGAAACAGATTATACTTTCATTATTAACGGGTTTTGGATGCGGCTCTATATTTGCTGTATTCAAATTGCCAGTTCCAGCACCACCAGTTTTTGCAGGAGTTGCAGGAATTATAGGTCTCTGGGCTGGCTATGCTATACTAACTAATGTCATATCCTAGGAGGACCAAAATGACACAAAAAGAACTTAAGGCAATGCTTGCATCCTATGCACGTTCAACGGTAGGTGCAGCATCAGCACTTTATGTTGCTGGAGTAACAGATCCAAAAGATCTATGGGCAGCACTTGTCGGTGCGATCATACCAGTAGCGGCACGTGCAATTAATCCTAACGATCCAGCATTTGGACGTTTGCCAACAGCAGATGCTGTTGAATCTGCCTTGAAAAAGGCCAAGTCGACAAAGACTAAAGCGTAAAGATAGTTATCTATTTTAGTATAGAGGGGCGGGCCTAGTAATTGGCCTGCCCTCTAGTAATAGAAAGCAGGATAAAGGATGAGTCAGATTGCCCACCCAGAATGGTCGGATGAGCAGAAAAAGTCCCCATCGTCTAGGGGCCTAGGACATCGCCCTTTCACGGCGGTAACACGGGTTCAAATCCCGTTGGGGATACAAAACCACAATTTTTTATTTTAATGAATCAAAAAGTTCTAAATATACAGAAAAGTTATTCATTCCAATATCAAAAGCTTGACGCTTTGCTTCAGATTTATCTTGCCTTCTCAGACCAACATAATAATCAACAATTTTTGCAAGTTGTTTTGGATTTCCACCATAAAAATCAATTATGCACTTTGCCCTAAACTGTCCAATCTTTTCTGATTCACATAACCACTTGCTTGGCAGGACAGTATCATTAGGAGATATGTTTGTCATAAATACTGGCATCGCACTTATTAGTGCTTCATTCATTGGCAAACAAAGACCAGCATATCTTCTTGGAAGAATCATTGCATCAAAGCCAACATATAGATCCTCTCTGTTTTTTATATTCCCGTATTTTATTTTTAATCTAGCATCTCTTGGTTTTTCCTCAATTTCAGTTTGAGAGGTAATCACAAGGTCGTAATCTTCTCTAGAATACCTGAGCATTTCAAAAACAGTATTTGTGCCATTTCTATCCTTTGCTGCCTTTTTTCCAACAATATGCAAAATTCTATTGTGAACCTTCGATAGGTTTGTATCTCTTGCCATGGCAAAGGTGTTGGGGTCTGTTGGAGGCGGTAGGTGAACAATTCTTGATATATCTTTAAACTTTGCCCTCACATTGTCTATATTCCATAAACTAGGAGCAACAAAAACGTCTGGAGCAGTTTGATCTGGATGTTCCATATTAACTAAAAATTCATAGTTGTACTGAAGAACGGTCTTTATTCCCATGTCTCTGGACATGTCAACAATTATGGGACCATAAAAAGTCTCACAAGAAAAAACAACATCTAGTCCTTCAAGAAATGACCTGATTTCTCCACGCTTTGGATAGCCAGCACGAGTTGATGCATAGCTGTATCCTTCATACCAGTCTACATTTTGTCTATTTTTATTAAAAAATGATGAATCAATTAACATTACCTTGTATGGATCTAACATTTTTACCAATTCTCTGGTTTGATATCCTAAACCAGTATTATCAGATCTTGCAATTATTCCGAGTCTCATTTTTTATATCCAAATATATCGTCATCTGTTGTAAACTTTTTAGTACCCTCACGACCATCCAGATGATATGATCTTTTTATTGATCCATCTGGATGATAAATCCAAAGTTTATGTTTCTCCCAACCAATCTCACCATAAATCTTGCAGTCTTCTACTACAACACCATGAAACCCATCTTCAATGAATGTGCCCTTCCACGATTTTGGCAAAACCCCAGACCTGTAGTAACTAACCCTAGACAGATGTGGTCTTTGGCTCCATTGAGATGTTTTCATAAATCCGTCTTCTAGGCCCAACATCAAATGCTCATGAGCAGCAGGAATCTTGTCTTCAAAATGAAATCTAATAGTATTTGCTTTATTATATTCAAGCATGTCTAAACACTTTTGCCAGTCTATAGAATTGTCAGTAAGCGGAGCATCGCCTTCAATATACAAGAGAATAGGATTTTTTATTAAATGAATTGTGTCAAGCATCATATTGGTTTGATGTAGCATTTTATTATATACTATCGGTAAAACATTTTTCCACTCATGCAGACATTTCCATAGCACCCTATTTTTATACTCATCGTAATCTTTTTTACGATCCAGTTGTTCTTCACGAAGTCCATCTATTTGCATTATTATTTCGTTTTCTGGCAAATGTTTTCGGACAGAGGACATTGTTTCATCTATAATCTTAGTGTTTGGATGGCTAGGCAAAACCGAGGTAGCCATAATAATCGTAATATCTCTAGAATGCATTTAATTCCCTCATAATTCTAAATGAAAAATCTCTCTTATATTTGATCCACCAGCACACTATCTGATGAAGGTTTGCAGGATAATCGTTCATTAGTTCTGAATATATTTTAGGTAATTCATTCCAGTCGTGAGTAAGTTCTGCTGGTATTGAATGACCATAAACATAATCGTAATAATTGGTTTCTTTGCCCTTCGCATCCCTGCGATCTCCAATGGGAAGGGTAAGCATTTCTATGGCCTCAAAAAATCTAAAGGAATCTATCACCTGTGCACCAGATGGGGCTGGGGCGACCTTAGCACTGGCCAGTTTACGGTAGTACTCCCGTGGTGGGTCACCCTGTGCAAAGGCCTCTGTAGGGCAATATAGGGCGTTTTTCATGCGAGACATTGCTTGGGCTAGCTCCTGTCTGCGTTGATGTGTTATTTGTCCACCAAAATAAATATCATGCT